TGAGTACCTGCCCTTGCGCTTGGGGGAGAAAGGCTCCGTTAGCTACAAGCCAGAAGGAAGTTCCTGCAAAGGCCCTTCTGTAAATTACCAAATGGATGATCAGACTAGTTCTATCACTGTTAAAAATGATGCTGTGGAGCAAGATAATACAACAAAATTTGTTGATTTAGGTGATACTGTTACTGCAGTGACTCCAACGTATGTACGTCCAAACTTATTTGGTTCAGTTCAGACTATGCAACAAGATATTGCTAAGTTTTTATCCAAACCGATTGTAGTTGTAGACACTACATTAGCTCAAGGTGTAACAATTGAAATAGATCGTCAACGTACAGATAATCCAGTATTTAATGCTGCATTTCCTATGTGGTATGCTAAAACACAAGGTATCTATGGTATGACTTTCACAACAGTTCACACAATGAAGATAAATGGATCAAGGTTTGATAGTGGTATTGTATCTATGGCATTCGCTCCTGATATGGGTTCTCCATTGACTGGAATTGATGAATTTAGATCAAACACTAGAACCCAATTGACTCAAATGTCACATGTTGACTTTGATATTAATAGTGATTCTTCTGTTGAATTGCGTGTTCCCTGGGTTTGCGCAAGACCGTTTAGAACGGTTGGTGCTTTTGGTCCAGGAGAACTAGTAACATATGTGTATGCACCGTATAATTCTACAGTAGCAGCACAAACAGTTAGGATTACTGTTTATACTCATTTGGAAGATGTTACATTCTTTGGTAATATTCAATATCAGTCGAGTAACAGAAAAGTCAAACTTCGTAATGATGTTTTGACTCAAGAAGAAGATGGCAGGTTAGTGTCACGTAGTTTTCGTATTGGAGCGCAAGTTTCCAGTGCATTGTCTACTGTGCCTCTATTGTCTACCATCTTCAGTCCTGTTAGTTGGCTAATGGATGCTGCCTCAAAGGCAGCATACATGTGGGGATATTCTGCTCCTACGATAGTGGAACCACCGGTTAGAATGAAACTTAATTCAGTTCCTTATATAGGCAACTTTAATAAGCATTCAGTATCTCAGCCGTTGTGTATTTCTGCTACTAATAAAGTAGACAATTCTCTTAACTTCTTTGGTACCGATAAAGATGAAATGGCAATAGATTTCATGAAAGGAATCTTTTCTTATTATACATCTTTTGATCTTACCAATGCTCAGGTCGATGAAGAGAGAATCTTTTTGGTGAATTTAAATCCTAGAGAGTTTTCTTTAGATCTTGCGCAAGTTAATACAACCAGAGTAATTACTACTCCTGTTGCTTTTCTTGCACATTTATATGCCAGATACAGAGGAGGTTTTAAGTTCCGCTTTGTTATGGCAAAAACCGAGTTCCACAGATGTAGATTGGGATTTGTATTTACTCCTATTAATGCTCCGGCTACTTGGGATGAAACCGATCCAGCAATGCGACATGTTGTGGATATTCGTGGAACCAAAGTCATTGAGATTGAAACACCATGGTTGTTTAATTCTTTTTGGAATGACGTTACTGTTAATTCAGGCCAGCTTAGTGTTTGGAAGTTGGATGATTTGCGCTCAGGTAATTCAGAAACTCCATCAACCATACGTATTAACGTAGAGGTTTGTGGTGCTGATGATCTGATGTTTGCATCTCGTTCTAATATCCGAATCGCTCCGACCAGAATTGTTACTTTCCAGTCTGCTAATAAAATCGTTCCTATTGTCAACGATACTATTGGTAATTCTATCGCTGCTCCTAAAGATTTGAATTACGCTGCTTTATCCCATGGTGAGGCTCATCTGTCTCTCTTGCAGATATTGAAAGCTGGTTCGTGGTCAAGGACAGCTACTGGTTCTCCTGCTTACACCGTATGGCCTCATTCTATTACTATGAGTACTACAGCTGATCCTGCAACATTTGCGGGTGAAGATACTTATGTTATAATAGCATGTTGTTATGCTGGTATAAGAGGTGGAATGCGTATGTCGCTATTTTCTGTGTCTAGTACTACTGCTAGACCAGTTGTAGCTGTTACGCGTCCTCAAATTCTCAATACGGCAAATTATATCACAACAGCAACTCCTACTGATATGCAAGTTTATGGTTATAACAATAATACTGTTGTAGCAGGACCGCAAGAAGGAGTTATGTGTGTTGATTTGCCCCAAAATACGGCATTAGCAGTCGGGCCTACTACTTCAAATACTATTTTGAATGGTGTTGCTCCTACTGGTACTTCACCCTGCCGTTCATTCTTTTCTATTTTTAGATATGATGACTT